GGCCTACGGTAGTCGAAGTGTGACGTTTAACCGTAAGGTCATACCCGTGGTGAATTGACGACAAAGCCCTTCCAGATACACCTGAGACAGCGTAGTGGCAGTAGTCGATCCCGTCTAGGTTAATCACACCGGGGGTAGACGCATCGTATTCGACAACAGAATCGTAGTAGTCATCGAAGGCTAGGTTCTTGAACGAGACCCCGAAGCGATCACCCTCAAGCTCGGGGGAATACTGAATGGCCTTCTTGATGCGATTCTCGTGGTTACCCTCAAGGACGACACGGTGGGGTAGCTTACGCTTCGCCTTCTTGATGGGGTGCCACATACGATCTTGGAAGTCTAGGTGGGCCTCAATGTCCTTCTGGTAGTTACGCCCGTGGAAGGATGCCTTTCCTTTGTCGAATGAGGACATGGACGCTAGGTCCGCAGTGTCTCCCATGTTGACGACAACATCAGGCTTGAGGTCTAAGATCAGCTTACCCAACCAATCAGCCCGTGCGTTAGAGTAGTCAGGGTGGGCGTGGGGGTCGCCAATGACGAGGTGAGTTTTCATGGTTAGTGATCCCCTGTGTCGTTAGCTAGGATGATGGGTTCGATACTCTTAGTGAAGTGGTGCTTGAAAGCGTAAGCTTCGTCGAAGGTGTCGAAGTAGACTTCAATCTCCGTAAGCTCTCCATCTTCTTCCGCAAGGCAAAGCATCCAAACTTCATGCTCCTCGTCGTCGCTCTCGAACGGACCTTCAATGATCCTGTGGACTTTTACTTCGTTAGCCATTCTAACGGTATCTCCTTGTCGGCGTAGAGGAAGCCGTGTTTGATGCACCATGCAGCGTAAGTAGTCTTAGACGCTTTACTTAGCTTAGCCTTACTATTGGAGAAGACAAAGCGAATGTCAAGCTCTGGATGCTGCTTACGGATCAGAAGATGTTTCTTACGGTCTGCAGCTACGAACCTACCCTTGGTTTCAATGACGACACCATTCGGTAAGATAAAGTCTGGGGTGTACGTTCTGTCCTCCTCTACCCTGTACTTGATCTTTGTCGTCTCGTACTCAGCCCTTACGCCTAGCTTCTTAAGCTGATCCGCTACGGTTTCCTCAAGGCCAGAACGATAGCCAGCCTTGAGTGCCTTCTGTCTTATCTTTGATTTGGCGGGTACCATACGTCTTCCTCTTTGCGTCGTAGCCACAGGAGACGGGCGTTAGTGAGTACACGTTCCTCGTCGTTGTCGTAAGCACCTAGAACCTTGTCGTACAACTCTTGCTCCGTAGTGCATTCCGACAAGAGACGTTTAGCCTTCACAGGTCCGATACCGTGGATGCCTTCGATGTTGTCCGCTCTGTCACCCATTACGATCTGGGAGTAGAAGAACATGGTACCCTCGAACTCACCTACGGATGCCCACTCACCTTTGTTAGGGTTGTAGTGACGACAAGGAATCTGTTTGAAGTCCTTATCTGTCGACACAATGGTGCAGTCGTAGGCAAGCTCTGTGGCACGAATAGCAATCAGATCATCAGCCTCTTGACCACTACTGACGACAGCATCCCACGCCTCAACGAGATGCTCACGTACAAGACCTAGGTGTTCGGGACGTGGTGTATCCTTACGGTTAGCCTTGTACGTAGGGGACAGATCGTAGCGGAAGTTTCCCTTACCCGTCAGGAACACCTCCAACTCTTCCCCTCTTGTCGTCGTGTCGAAGGCAATGTTGTCCATCAGTTCGTCAGCTTTTTCTTTAGCTGTCTCTGGTGTCTCACCTTCGGTAGAGTAAGCTGCCCTGTAGGCTACGATATCCCCGTCTACCAGAACCCTCACTTGATATCACCTTGGTTCCAGTAGTCCCACCCCGGTGTATCCTGAGGCACATCCTTGTGGGTCCACTCAGGGAGGCGCTCAAGTTCGTAGTCACCCGAATAGTAGATATAAGCACGGGTTAGGGCGTCTAGGTCTTGCCAGTTGACCTCAAGGTCCTCGCGGATGTAACTGGGCAAGCCACCTTCGGTACGGTTACGGTGTTCAATCGCGTCGATAGAGAACCTAAGGTCAAGGATAGACTGCCTAATGCGGCCCTCAATCACTTTGTCGATTAAGTCGCTATTCACAAACTCTTCGAACAGGTCGTAGGCATCTTGGTTCATTTTGTCTCTTCTCCAACTAGGGCTGTCCAGCTTACGGGGTACAACTCACCCATTACTTTGTCGATCTGTTGTGCTACCAGACGTGTCTCGTATTGAGTGTCTTCCTTGAGGCGTAGGTTGCACATGTTAGCGAAGGCATCCATCGAACCTGACCAGTACCACTCGGTGTACATCGACTGAGGCAGAACCATACGGGCCATTTCAGGGGCGACACCAGACTCAAGCAGCATAGAGTAGTAGCGTAGAGCATCGTCATGCCACTGAGGTAAGGCATCCGTCTGAATGTCCTTAACTACACCATCAGACCCTTGCTTCTTGTCCTTGCTACGCCCACGCCACACCTCAGGCACATAGAACTCAGGTTCATTATCGACATAGCGACGACTAATCTCATTCATACGCAGGTACTCGTGCTTGACCAGTTGTCGTGCTACGAAGATAGGTGCCTTGATGTGGAAGGATGCGAAGCAGTGGCCGAAGGGTGAGTAGTGCTTGTGCTTGGCAAGGTAGTGGATCAGCTTGGTGTCTTTGTCATTTACAACAGGCATATCCCCGCACCAATCACCCATATCCACCCAACGTGTTTCTTCACAGTGGGACTTCTTGCCGAAGCTAACCCGTGCTGCGTTGACGACAGACAGATCACTTCCCATGTGGTCGATGTATGTAGCCGTGATAGCCATTACGTTCTCCTTAAGGTTAGGGGGAACTTTCGCTCCCCCTTAGTGTTGCTCACCAGCCGATAGCGCCAGAGGCTTCGAACTGCACCAACTCAAGGACGCCTACCTTCTCAAGGCGCACAGAGGCAGTGGAACCTTCACCGTAGATGCTGATCTGAACGGCAACCTTAGTGCCATTCCCAAGCTCACCGTCAATGTCCATATCCCAAGCCTTGTCGGTCTTGCCGTGGGTAACCACAGGAGCACCACCGAAGTCTTCGATCTTAGGGTGAACGTTAGGGCGCTTGAGCTTCATGCCCTTACGACCACCTGCAGCTTCGATCTCACGGACCATAGGGTTACCCATAGACTTCTGAGGGAAGCCAAGCTTGAGCATCTTCTGCAACTCTTCTTCGTCTTTCGGAACGAACATGCAGTTGTACTGGCCTTCCGTGGCCTTGTGGTATTCGCTGTCGTCGATGTTACCGGGGAACACACGCGCCCAGTAGATTTCACCTTCGAACACACCAATTTTCGTCTTACCCATTTGTAGTCTCCTTTAGTGGGTGTCAAACCAATTGCGACCGATATCAGTCGATCCTGCGAGAGGGCATAGTATACTGAGTTTTACCCCGGTGTCAACAATGGACTGACGTTGGATGGAACCCAGTAACTCTGCCTGCTCCTTGTCTCCGTACACTTCCGTCTGCCATTCATCGTGCGGCCACGTGACTAGCTTGAACTTAATCCCTGCTTCTCTTGCGGAGTTTGTCCAGCTAAGCGCCGCATGTTTCATGACGACAGCCTCACCATTCTGTAGCAACCCTGCAAGTGTCTTGTGTTCGTTAGGAACCTTGACCTTGCGTCCGTCCAAGCCCTTGAACCAACCCATCTCTGCGATGTGAGGGATCACTTGCTTCTTTAGACGACTCAGACCGTTGATACTCTCCATGAAGTTTTCGACAGCCTGACCCGCTTCCTTAGCACTGACCTTGAGAATCTGCCCCACCTTGTCGTTACCTGCCCCGAGGAGGAAGGCGTAGATAAAGGTCTTGGCCATATCCCTAGTCACATGCGACATACCCAAAGCCCGCTTGTTCAGGTTATGGATATCTGTCTCATCTTCCTTACGTCCACTGACGATAGCGTGAATGTACTCCTCAGACTTCATCAGGTGGGCAAGGATGCGTAGCTGGATACCCTCAGCGTCAGTGCCTACGAGCCAGTTACCTTCTTCGACACCCCACAGCCCACGCATCTTCCCGTCATACTTCTCCTTCACCTTGTCGACAGCACTCTTAGCGGTGCCGTGGAAGGCTGCGGGGATATTCGCTTGGTTAGGTGCTGAGTGAGCCATACGACCCGTCCATGCCCCAATGTGGGTGAACCTACCGTGGATGCGTCCGTCGTCCTTAACGTGGCCTAGCCATTCGACAAGACTTGATCTACGACCCTCAAGGGTGAGCCACTCCGATAGGTTCCTAGCGCCATCAGGTGCATCCTCTGGGAGGGTCGACAGATTCATCTCATTGCACATCCACCCGTAGCGGGCAAACTTAGCGCCACGATCATCTTCCTCGTCCTTGCCACTTGGACTTGTTTTTGATCCGTTGCTCACGCTCATACTCTATGTGTCCTTTTGTCTTGTCTACGGGTGTCCATCCTGCCTCCCACAATCTGTCGATACGCTGACGGGGCGATGCAGGGTCGAAGGGTACCCAATCCTTGCAGATTAAGTTTTCTCCATCGACGTGAGTGACAGGGTATTTCTTCTTAGCATCGACAACAGTGGAGTACAGTGACCCGTCCTGCTTTACCCTGAACTTGACCCTGTGTACCTCTTGAAGCTTAGCAGGGAAGTCCCTTTGGAAGCCAGCCTCAAGTTCATTCATACGTTCAGTGACCTCAGCCAGATACTCTTCAGCCTTCTCCTTGTCAAACTTGAACCCATTGGTCGTCATTTCTTCGCAGAGGATTTGGATATCGTGTTCACAACGTAGGCCCATCGCCATCTCTTTGTCGAAGATCACCTTACGGAAGCGTTCAAACAGAGCGCAGGTAACCAGAACGTCTTGGTGGCAGTAGTCGATCATCTCTTGCGAGAGCTTAGACCAATCCTTGTGTTCACCCTTGTGGAGACCGAGGCGGATACCCCAAGCCTTCAAGCTGTGTCCGTCCTTGATGTCGTAGTCGATCATTCGAGATACAATAAGAGTATCAATGACGCTAGCAAGAGGAACACAAGCACTGCCAATAAGGCGATGAAGCACAGGAACATCAAAACCCAAGCCATTGTGGAAGACAAACTTGTCAACAGTGTTGCAATAAGCAATGAAGCGTTCCTTCTCTTCGACGACATGAGATGGGTTGAGGAACTGGATAGTCTCCCCGGTGTCCAAGTCCTTAGAGCAGATAACCCAGATGCGCGTAGGGTCCAGCCCGTCAGTCTCGATATCCATAGCGACACACTTCATCCCATATCTCCTTTACGACTTCTTCACTCAGGTTGTGCTTACGTGCGAACCACCAACCCCTTCGCTCCCACCAAGTCAGGAAGTTATTCATCATCCTTCTCCTTAGGCCACGGCTCTCTAGGTAACGTCACCTTGACGACCACAGGCTTAGCAGTAGACCACGGTACGGCATGGTGTGTCAATACTGTCTTCTTGTCTTCACTTCCCACTATCTGTGCCTACGTTATTTTGGTGGTCTGCAATGAGCTTAAGGTTCTCTAGCACATACTGCAGGTCTAGTCCGTAAGAGGCGCAGTAGAGGCTAAATTCTAAACCTAGGTTAGCTAGCTGTGTCGATGCTTCGTCTGACATTTCGAAGGAGTAAGTAGCCCCACCGTCAGGGTTCTCCTTAACGTCAGTGACGACAACATAGAAGGGTTCGTTCTCACTCATGGCTCTCTCCTTTGATCTCTGCGATCTCTTCGATGAAGTCAGATATCTCCTCATACAACGTTGAGCTGAGATCGCGTTTCTCCTTAACTAAGGATTTTCCAAGCAGACCTACCGCCTTCGTCAGCTTGGCTTCGAGGGCTTCGATGCGGTCCAGCATGTTCTTTTCAACGCAATCACATACGTCTAACGTAGCGAATTTGAACGGACAGTCATCTCTGTGGTCGTGGTGCTCACTCATCGTCTTCATCCCTTCTGTTCATCGTAAGAACGTAATCTACCACGATCTCTAGTGTACGCCAAGGCCAGATCACTGCGTTAGTCAGAACCTTAGCCTCGCTGTAGTCGTCGACCTCCTTGAAGTAGAGGATGGTTATCTGGTGCAGGTAGTAGAGGAAGGCACCAAGGGTGTAGAGGATAGCGCAGATCGTAGGTAAAAGCTGCATATTACATAAACTTCTCTGAGAGGGTGAACGTCTCGCTATCGAAGAACAATTGCCCTGCGTAGCCTGTGGAACCTGTCGGTCTATTCTTGACGACAAGAAGCTTGGTAGTGTTACGGCTTTCATCATCCTTAGCCATCTTGTCACGCTCAAGCTTAATGACGACAGATGCACGTTTACCAATCATGCGGCAGTCACGGATAGCCCCATCATCATTCTCATGTGCAATGGTCACGATCCCTACGTTAAGCTCAGCGGAGATACGTGCAAGCTTGGTCGACAACTGGGACAAGAACTGTTCTACACTCTCGTCACCCTGACGCGAATACGCAAGGTCTTGGATGGGTTCGAAGAAGATGTAGCTTACGCCACACGCCTCAGTCAGGAAACGAATACGCTCCAGAATCTCCAGAGGGTCTTCGTCGACACCCAAGGTAAACTGGTACAGGCGTTCATCACCCGACAGCTTCATGATAGCCTGATCCACTTCGGTCTGATTATGGATCAAGTCCTTACGGGTCACGTTCTTCTTCAACTCATACGACACAAGGCCCAAGAGGCTGCGCTTCTTCACTTCTTCCATGTGGCAGATAGCGATCTTGATGTCGTCGTTCTGGGTCAGCAGGGAGTATTCCAGATAGCGCATGAACTCAGTCTTACCGATACCTTCGGGTGCTTGGAAGACCGTGAAGTGACCACGCATGAGGCCGAGGATCACGTCGTCAAGCGATTGGATACCTGTCGACACATAACTACTATCATCATCGTCGTGAAGGATCGACAAGAATTGGTCGGGGGTGTTGAAGATATTCTCAGGGATAAACTTCTTCGCATGAGCAAACGCATTGCGATAGCTCTCACGCGCACCCGCCTCAAGGAACTCATTGGCGTCCTTGTACTTGTCGTGCGGGATGGCATACACCCGGTTAGGGAAGAGGTTAGCAAGCTTCTCAGCCACACCCTCAGCCTTGTTGTCACTGTCAAACGACACATAAATCTTGTCGAAGCTGTCAAGCCACTCCTTGCACTTCTCAAAGAGCTTCTGGCTAGGGGTCGCTGACGGGATGCTTACGCAAGGCGTCT